CTAAGTCTTTCTCTAATTTATTAAGTTCAATAGCTGCTTCTATATACAAAGCTTGAGTTATATTAGCTTTAGTTAAAGTTTGTTTTATTTCTATAGGTTTACCATTTACTTCTATAGTGCTAGTTAATTCTAGACCGAGTGCTAAGATTGCAGCGTCTCCTTGGGTTACTGCTGTCTCTACTTTATTCTGTTTTAGCTGTTCCTTCGCTTGTTCTACTTGAAGCTTTGTACTTGCATTAATTGAAGTAGCCCTAGCTTTTTCAATAGCAGCACCTTGCTCTGCATAGGTAGCAGAGTCAAGTATGTTAAGGTAGTTACCATCTTTAGTAACCATGTTACTTACAGCTTCATAGAGAGGACTATCAGCATTTACTGATCTAGTATCATGAAGAAAATCTACTAGTAGTGTATTAAACCTTTTATAGTCAGGTTTACCATTAAGTAATGGCATACCATTTGCCATTTGGTCAGTTAAACCTTGCATTAACTCTATTATTTGTTGACGGTTTTTTATAGTTGATTGATTAAGCTTTGAAATTTGATTTATAAAATTCTTATCTATTTTTCCACGATTAATCTTTACTTGATTTTCATTATACTTAGCAGCAAAAGCAAGTTTATTTACTTCAGCATAATACTTCATGTCTTCTATTATTGAAGGGTCAACATTAGGGTCTTGACTTAATTTTTCTATGTATAAACTAACAGGTTTGTTATAAGCTTCTACAGCTAAAGCAACAGTAGGATATTTTGCGTGAACACTGTCTGGATCTAAACCGTATTGCTCATCTAGACCGAAAGTTAGCTCACCCATTTTAGCTTTTGCTTGGGCATCCTGCATCCTAAGTTTATTAGCTTCTGCTCTTCTTTCTTTTTTTACCTTCTCAACTTTCATCTCGTCAGCTTTAGCTTGCACAGCAGGACTAATAGCATTGATAAATTCTGACAAAGTAGATAGTGTTGGTTGTTCCAGAACAGGTTTAACATACGTATCTACTGGACTAGCAATAGGACGTACTACTGAAGAACCAGCATCTAGTTCTTGTACTTGTACTCGTTGTTTTGCCATGTTTTCCTCTTTTTATTTAAACTAAAATAAATCTATTACTGGATCAAAATCAGGTATAGTATTACTATAATTACTGGTTAAACCAAAGTTTTCTAAGTTAAATAAGCTATCAACCTTATCACTAAATACACCATCACCAAACTGTTTATCTGCTCCATAAGCACTAGCTGCGGTTTGTAAAGCATGCATAGCAAAGTTAGGTTTCTGTCCTCTAGGTAGGGAGTTTATTCTATTCAAAGCTGTGGTGTTAAGACCTGCTGCTTCTAACTCTATCTGATTTAAGGTGTACTCTAGTTGTTGATTTAAGGTAGTCTCACCCCTAAGTTTCTTAGCTTCTGTCATAGCTTCGGATAGTCTAAAACTCTGTCCATCTAAACCTGTCTCTGCTTTAGCAGCAGCTTTAGCTCCTTGTACTTCTAATGCTCTTATAGCTAAGTCAAACTTTTGTTGACCTGCTGCATCAGCTTCTTGAATAGCTCTTCTATTTAAAGCTTGAATATTTAGCTCTTATAGCTAAGTCAAACTTTTGTTGACCTGCTGCATCAGCTTCTTGAATAGCTCTTCTATTTAAAGCTTGAATATTTANATCACGTGCTTGTACAGCAGCCTGTCTGTTTCTAAAGTAATCAGCTTCTGTTCTTCGATAGTCAGCATTAGCTTGTCCAAAAGCTGCTACACCCTTAACTATCTGAAATGCTACCATAGGGTTCATTGTTTAATCCTCACAAATTCTAAAAAGGGTCTATTGTTTCCACCCCATGTTTGATGTCTTTTAATAAATGTAAAGCCTGAGAAACGTAGCCAGTTTATAGCTAACTTATATTCCTCATCAACAGCATTTGTTAGTACAGGGTATTTATCGTTTAATTTTGCAGCCCACTCACGTGAACCACGTAAGAAAGGTAACCATATCTTTGTTATATGAGGAGAGGTAAGTAACCAGACAGAGCCTGTTAGCTCGTCTATCCTACCTACCCCATACATACCTGCTATTTCTTCTGTATCTTCTATTATAATAGTCCAACATTCCTCTGATTGGTCTAATCCTAATTGTAAAGCTTGTTCACTACCACCGTGAGAGAAACGTACTTCTTCTGCATCTTCAGGTCTAAGATTATCTTTTAAATAATCTACATCTGATTGAATACTTTTTCTCACATAAGCTTTCATTACATTCTCCTAGAGCGTAAGACGTAGAAGCCTTCCCACTCTGCTGATTGAAACTTGCAGGGTAAGTGACTACTACTTTGTAGTGTTACGGTTGTATCTCCTGCTTTACCTACTACACCAAATCTATAAGTACCTGACTCAATAGCAGCTTGGTTAAGTATATTAGCAGCACTACCTACTACTCGTCCTGTAAAGTTCCTAGTATAAGGAGTTCTTTTATAAGGAGCTATGGATACCTCAAAGAAACCTGTATCATCATAAACTACTGCATAGTTTCTTATCTGTAATTTAGAAGTAGTGACAGGTCTATCATTTATTTTTATAACAGGTTCAGAAAATGTATACTTAAATGTGTAGGGAACACCAGCAAATACTACTTCACCATCAGATAACTTACCAGCTACATCAGATAGGGTAATAATCTTACCTGTCTCATCTATGTATATAGTAGAAGAATCAACATAAGGAATAGTAGTTAAACCACTAGTCTCTAATCTTACTCGTCTATCTAAGTGTACAGGAAACTCACCTACAGTATAAGTAGTAGCACTATCTACTGACAAGTTCATACGTTCTAAGTGTAACTCTGTATCTCTTTTTATCAGTAGAGTTATATCTGCTCTGTTAAAAGATATACCAATCACATCGCCATCAAATGTCCAACGTGACCAAGAAGCTTGTAATCTTTCCCTACCCTGCCAGTAGTACCTATACACATATATAGCCTGTGTGTCATCAGTAGTTTGTACTAGTAACATGTCTTCATTAGAAGATGCTTGTATATTTTTTATTTCACCTTCTAAGTACTCAGGAACGTGTGCTGTAATCTCTAAAGCATTGTTAGTGTCTGTATCAGTATCAACAAAGTATTCCCATAGACCTGAGTAAGAACCACGCTTAGAACCAAAGTAAACAAACCTACCTGACTGTGCAGGTTTAGCTTGTAGACTTGCTTCAAACTCTGTAGTACTAGAAATATTAACAGTATCAGGACTTAGTATAGGTTGTCCTGTTAATTTAAACTGTGTTAAATCTGAGAACAATATTAAACTATCATTAAAAGGTACAGCATGTTTAAGTATGCTAACCTTGTTTGAAGATACTGCTACATCAATAGGGTCACTATCTATTATAGTTAGTGTAGATTTTCTAAAGAAGTCAAACTCTGCAAACTCACCTGAACGTGAGAAGATTACATTCTCATCTGCTAATAGTCCTAAACGATTACGATGAAAGAATATATCTGACAGAGTAAAATCTACAAAAGAAGGATATGGATTACTAGTATCATCACCTACATCTCTATCCGCATAAGCAACAACATCAAATTCAAAGTCACCACTACCTAACTTTTTTAGCTTGTGTGGTAGAGTTGAATCATCTAAATCAATTAATATGTTAGGCTCTGTTGTTTCTTTCCATACACCATCTTCTGTGTACTTTACATAGTAATCATCCTGTGCTTTCTCATTATCTCCAGATACTTTTATAACAAAACCTTCTGGTGCTTCTACAGGTAACTTTTTAAAATCAGGTGTCTCATTTTTAAATACAAGTAAGTGTTCATTACCATGAGAATCACCTACTTCTACCTGAAAATCAGTAGTATCGTCTGATTGTATATGTAATACAGAACCATATCGTGTTATAGTTATACCTGACACAGCAGCAGCATCAGTTATGTTATCATAGAAAGTAGTACTAACAGAAGTACCAGAAAAAGTATCTAAGTTTTCTGCAATCAAGTCAGTTGATGCACCACGCTCTGCATCTTGAGTTAAAGTTGTACTGCTCTGTGTACTAGATTTTGTAGCAAATTCTACTGTATCTGTATTAACACCCTTAGTTATTTTCAAACGATAGGTAGAAGAATAATCAGCTTGTTTAACATATACCAAAGCTTCAGGGTTACGAGAAGAACTTGTAGTAGTTCCTTTTGCTACAGTTACGTTTTTATTTACAATGAATGTACTGTCTGCTATAGACACAGCAGCTAGTTCTTTACTTGGG